ATTGGACAACACGAAAAAAACAGTAGAAGAGCCAGAGACTACAGCGGATGAGATAGAAAGTGCCCGTCTGGAACCCAACACCCTGGAAGAGGCTAAAAACGCGTTGACGCGACTGGAAAACAATCTGCTTCCTTATTGCATCTCAATGGCTGAGGCATATGCCGGAGGCGAAGGAAACGAATGGGAACTTAACATAAAAGCGGTGCTTGCCGCTATGGCAGAGCTGCAAAGGAGGGTGTATGGTGATTAAATCACTTGATGATATTTTTCAGGATATTATAGCGGCAATGCAAGAAGTCCTTGGCGTAGATATCGAAAAGATGGACACATGTCTTATCCTGCCGCCGCCCCTGTCAAAGCTGGAAAGGCTTTGGCGGAAACAGCGCCGCCGCGCAGAACGGGAGCGGTGGCGCGTACGGCTGAAATATCTTGAATTCCTCTACATCATCAGACAGTACAAACCATGTGAGAAAGCGAGATCGGATATCATGCGGCATAAGCACGTAAAAACTTTACTTTTGTATTATCGCGGTATCCCGGAAATGCTGAAACTGTTAAAACAGGAATAAGGCAGCGCGACATCTGCAAGCGAACCCAGACAGCAGGAGATCAGCGTTAAAATACAAGTGCTGGAAATGGATGCTGCAATGTTCCGTGACTGTATAGACTGTCTGAGCGGTAGATACAAAAGGATTGTCAAAATGAGGTATTTGGGTAGGCATAGTTGGGCGTGGATATCGGCCAGGGTGGGCGCACCGGAAAGCACCGTGCGGGGCTGGCATGAAAAAGCGATTGACCGTCTATCAGAAGCGTTTGAGGAGATACCAATGCAAAACGAAATATTAGACCGTGCTTCGCGCGCGCGTGAATAAGGATACAATACTCGTTTTGTAATTTTTATTTCATATCTTTTTGTCAGGCAGGAACGGCAACGCAGCGGGGTTTTTTGACCATCTGCGAATCGTAAAAAACATAGGTTTCAGCCAAGACGGCAACACACACGCGCGAAACCGTTTCCGCAGCCTGCAAAATGCCGCTGGAAAAACAATTTGCGAATAAGACACCCCCGGCAGTCTGTCACGGCCTGCCGGGGGTGTCTTATTCGCTTATTTTTCCCCGCGCTGCTTTTCAATATCCATTTCAGCGATAATGCCGGGATGGGCTTTTACGTATGCGCGGAAGTCACAGATTGCGTTATTCCGTTCTATGCCGGGATATTGTCGGCGGCTTTCCTCAACATCTATGCCGGAATCATCGAAACGCCGGAGTGTACAGAGGTAATAGTGAACCTTTTTGTTATAATAGTCTCTTTCACGAATAAGACGGACAACCGGGACAGTCAAGGCGGTTTCAAGGAAGTTATATCGCTCCGTCAGAGAAAGCCGGTAGGCGGTCAGCTGATTGATTTTATGTGATAATTCTTCAATCATCTGGGCGGCTCGTTTATCTTCCCGCTGAACATCGGCTGATTTATTCAGGCTTTCCGCCTTTTGGAAATAGCCGGTTATCCGAAAATCTGCCTCTTGAGAAGGGTGTCCGTAACGCTGGAACAGTTCATCCAAAAGTGTTTTGTTATCGAGTGTCATTTTGTTTTATCCTCCTGAATTTTGTGTAGTGGTTTTGTGACCCATGAGCGCCCGCCCCGTGCGGGGCGGCTGGGCTTGCACCAGCGGCGGCGGGGTGCCGTCGGCCTAGCGGGTTTATTCGTCGCTGCTTTTAATAGAACGGCTGCCGTATTTGGCGCGGATTTCTGACATTTCCTTGGAGCCACGGCGGCGTTTGCCCCGGCTTTCAGCGGGTGCCCAATACCACATAGCTTTCTTGGCGGCAAACTTGCAGCCTGCTTCTTTCAGTTGATCCTTGACCGCTTTTGTATCGCCGCTGACCCAGACCCAGCAGCCGCAGAGTTCTACGTCAATTCCGGGGAGCTTTACCAGGACGCCGATTAGTTCTATAAATTCCTCTTCGGATGTGCTGGGCTTTTCGGGAAGGTGTGCCGGGAGTGCAAGCACATTTCCGGGAAGGCCGGGGATCACATCGTCAGCAGCGCGGCTTTTGCCGATGAACGCGGCGTATTGGTCATTGATGGTCTGCATGGTTTCCTTGTCGCCGCCGTCAACGTCAGAGTGATAAATCTTGGAAAGCTGGAAGTAACGTTTGCGGGCTTCATCGGTATTGTTGCAGTTTGAGAAAAAGTTGAAAGTAGTCATGATGTTTTCCTTTCCGGCCTCCAGGCCTGTCAGAATGTTTTTAACAAAAAAGAGTGCAAACCCCTGAAAACTCAATAGGGTTTACACTCTTTTTATTGCAGATGATTATTATTTAATTTTATCCAGTTCGGTTAAATTCACATTTACAACGGCTAAAATTGCTTTCAATTCCGTATAGCGTTCATACATGAGACGATAAGCTTCAGAATCTTTGTCTACAGACAACATCCACTTTTGAAGCCTGGAAAACTCTTCGACAGATATCTTTGCTAATTCTTCCTTCGTCATTACAGCCACCTCCTTTCCATCGGTTTTGCTGGATATAACCATTATAACGGATTCGGGAACGAGTGTAAACCCTATTCAGTTTTCAAGGTGCATTACGTGGCCGCTTTTAAGCGGTTCGTTTGTGTCACTTAGGCTGTGCCCTCCTGACAGTGCTTATCATAGCATGGTTGAATGCAATCTGTCAACGACTTTTTGCACGGTTGAATGCGATTTGTGGACAATGCACAGTTGAATGCATATTTCTTTGTGTATTCTGCACGGTTGAATCCTTACGCGCGATTATGTATTATATATATATCCCGTAGAAAGGAGGAATTTTAATGCCAATTAGTGAAAAGAAAAAGCAATCAAATGCGCGATATACGGAAAAATGCGATTATATTAACGTTCGCCCGCTGAAAGAGCAGGGCGCAAAAATCAGGGAAGCCGCTGCGGCGGCTGGCCAAAGTTTGCAAGGGTATATATTGCAGGCCGTGGCAGAACGCATGGAGCGCGAAAAACGCGGTTGATTTTCCGTCCATTGCGTGGTATAATACAGGCACCCCCAAAGGGGCGGCCCCGGCAGTCGCGAACTGCCGCACGGGGCCTTTGTGGGGAAAACATCGGCAAGCTGTGGAAAGTGTAGCCGGTGTTTTCTTTTGCGCTTTTTACTGCCGCTTATTCAGCCGGTCAAGCTCGCGGCGGAATTCGTCAAGGTCTTTGCAGACACTGGCAAGGCGCTCGATTTCGAGAAGCCGGAGCCGGAGCCGCTCGGCCTCCTTGGCCTGCTGTACAAGCAACTCTGCGGTGCTGGGCGTGGTCATATCCTCCCTCCTTCCGGGACGCCGCCGGGTGGCGGTGGTTCGCTGGGCCGTGGCCGGTTGGCCTTGGCTTGTCTCACAGTCTAGCGGCAATTTTTCTTGCCGTCAATCCCCTGAAATCTCTTCCCCAGTCCCCCTAAAGGGGGGACGTGGGGAATTATTTTTGCACAAAATTTCGTGTCGTTTTTTGGTCGAAATTGCTGATCTTGGGGGATTATAGGGGGCTTTTACGCCTGCGATTATGATATACCCTCATCCCACAGTTGCATAGCCTCATAGCCACGCAGCCCACAGCCCGCAGCGCCACAGCGCATAGCCCACAAACAACAGCCAACCAGACTGCAAGCGCATAAACAAACCGCGCATACACGAAGATTCATCCCCCCCATTATGCCCCCCACCGCCAATATGCCGATACGCCGCCATAGAAGGGCGGGAGGGAGATAGGTTCTTTCAGCACCCTCTTATACGCTTACGGGTTCGGAAGCGCAAAGTTTTTCTAGGTGTGAGCAAATTTTTAACCCTTCCGAGCACCCGGAACAGAAAAAAGGGGGGGGGATCAAAAACAATTCAACAGGTTCATTTGCCCGGTTTCCGGGCTTTTATTTTTTCACAGATTTTGAGGGACGCAATGGCGGAGGTGAAATTGTAAACTTTTTATGACTTAGCAACTTTCGCGGGTTTTCCGTGTTATGGTAGGGGCGAGCAGAGGGAGGTGTAAGGATGCCGAAGCGGAGCGACAATCATGACACCGCCAAGGCTGAATACATTGCCCGAAAAAGCAAAGGGGAAAAAATCAACCTGCGCGAGCTGGCCGGACGAATGGGGATCGCCTACCGAACCCTGCTAAAATGGAAATCAGCCGAGCGGTGGGATGAGGACTTACCGAAAAAGAAACGCGGCGGGCAGCCCGGGAATCGGAACAGCGCAGGAAAAAGGAATGCAGCGGGCAGCCATAAGGGAGCGCCGACACACAATAAAAATGCGGAAAAGGACGGAGCTTACAGCACAATCTTTTTTGATATGCTTACAGACAGCGAGCGGGAGTTTTTAGAGCGTGTTCCGCTGGAAAGCCGCGCCGCATTAGAGCATGAAATGAAAATACTGAAATTTCGTGAACACAAGATACTATCCAAGATTTCCGATTACGAAAGCGCAGAAGAAAATGCGCTGTATATCAGCAGTGTCCTTGATATGCGTACCCCTTCCAAAGGGCAGGATGGCGCAAAGCAGACAATGGGAATGTATACCAAAGACAGCGCATTCAGCCGGATGCTAAAACTCCAGGAAGCGCTGTATAAGGTTCAGGGGCGTATTGCCAAAATTGCGGACAGCCTGCGGGCGCTGGAAGAAAGCGAGAAGCGTATACTGCTGGAAACGCAGCGGCTTGAGATTATGCGGGTGCGTGCAATCGGAGCTATCACGGTGGAGGTTCCAGACGATCAGGGTACAAAAGGAGAAGAGAAAGCATGACATTATACACAAGCAGGGTAATTGCGGATTGGCTGGGGATATCTGAACGCCGTGTCCGTCAGTTGAGGGATGAGGGTGTTATTGCAGAGGCCGGGCCGGGATTGTACGACTTGAAATCGACAATTTCAAAATATATCACCTACCTGGGCGGCGCATCAAGAGAAACCCTGAATGCAGAACGGACGAAGCTGACCGCCGAAAAGCGCAAGGCGGCAGAGATGGAAAACGATTTACGCCGTGGAACGCTCAAACAAACAGAGGATATCAAAACGGCCCTTAAAACGGTATTCCTGAATGTCCGAAGCCGGATGCTTGCAATCCCTGCAAAGCTGTCTCCGGCTTTGGCAGACAAGGGCGGGGACCGGGATGCAATTTATGATGCGTTAAAAAATGCGATCCGGGAAGCGCTGGAAGATTTAAGTGACTATCGTATTTCTGCTTTAGTAGAAGGTGGTGTGCCGGATGAAGATGGAGATTATTGACATCCCTGCCGGGATGATCGGTATGATGGCTGAATGTATGTCCGCCCTGAAACCGCCGCCGGAAATGACGCTCAGCCAATGGGCGGATAAATTTCGGATGTTAAGCGCGGAAAATAGCGCAGAACCTGGGCGCTGGCATACGGACAAGGCACCATACCAGCGGGAAATTATGGATGCAATCGGAGATCCGCACACAAGGAAAGTTGTTGTCATGAGTGCGGCCCAGATCGGAAAGACTGCAATGCTTATGAATATGCTGGGGTATTTCATGCATTATGCGCCAGCCCCGATATTGGTTATGCAGCCGACGCTGGAAATGGGGCAGACATTCAGCAAGGATTTCCTGGCCCCGATGCTGCGGGATACGCCGGTACTCCGGAATCTCGTTGACACAAAAAGCAGATATGCAGGCAATACCATCCTGAAAAAGAACTTTCCGGGCGGCCACGTAACGATCATCGGTGCAAACAGCCCTGCCAGCCTTGCGAGCCGTCCAATCAAGGTCCTGCTGGCGGATGAGGTGGACCGTTATCCGGCCAGTGCCGGAACCGAAGGGGACCCGCTTCTGCTGGGGCAGAAACGCCAAACAACTTTTTGGGATAAGAAAACG